GATCAGGAAACTACCGAAGAAAACCCTTGTATTGAAAAACTAGAAGAAAAAGCTAATATCAATAGTGTTGTAGAGGGTATTATCAAGTTAGGTGAGTCAGGAGCGCTTCCTAAATAGTGTATAAATAGTATTATGACAACTACAAATACATATGCTAGACAACCTACTAGCCAAGATTATGCTAGTCCTACACAATTTAAGTTTAGTATATTAAAACTTCCTAAAGTAGAATATTTTTGTACAGCAGTCAATATACCAGGTATAACATTAGTTGGTAGTCCTGTACAAGCAACAAATTTTAAAGACATACCCCTACCAGGTGATAAATTACAATATGAAACTTTACAAATGACTTTTTTGGTAGATGAAAATTTAGAGAACTTCCAAGAAATACACGGTTGGTTAGTCGGCCTAGGTTTTCCTAGAGACCATTCAGAATTTAGAAACTTACTATCTTCAGGTAGTGATAGATTTCCAGCAAAAAATGAATCTATTAGCACAGAAATAGGTAAGGTAAAATATGGTACAGCAAATACAGGCGGTACATATTCAGACGCTACACTTACAATTTTAACAAGTAAAAATAACCCTCAATTAGAAGTAAGATTTAGAGATGTGTTTCCTACTTCTTTGACAGGATTAAGTTATAGTCAACAGGCCACAGATGTAGATTATCTAACGGCTACTGTTACTTTTAATTATACAATATATGATTTTGCTACTGTTGGTTCGTCAACATCTAGCGTTACAACCTCGTAGAAGCTTGATTTTTTAAAGCTTTTGTGATATTATGGAGATATTATGGATTTAGAACAATTACAAGAATCAGTTGATAAAGATTTGAAAATTAATGATACAGAATTAGATTTAGAGTCTTTAAAAACACCCCAATTACACAACAAATATATGAAACACTTAACAAAGTTTAAGTTAATGTTAAGTCGTGCTGAAACTGAATATAATGCTTTAAAAAGAGATAAATGGGAATATTATACTGGTAAATCAGATGCATCTGTATATGCTGAGAAACCTTTTGATTTAAAAATATTAAGAACTGATATTGACAAATATTTAGAAGCTGATGAAGAACTACAAAGAGCTAAACAAAAAGTAGATTATCTTTCTACTACAGTAGATTTTTTAGATAGAACAATAAGACTAATTGCTAATAGAGGTTTTACTATTAAGAACGCCATAGACTGGAGAAAGTTTACTAGTGGCGCTATCTAAAGATGACAACCACAAGATATTTAATCATAGATAAACCAGACGAGGTCTATTTAAAGATAGAGGCTGACGCTGATATTAGACGAGAACTTGGTGAATACTTTACGTTTGAAGTGCCAGGTTATAAGTTTATGCCTCAATATCGTAATAGAGTTTGGGACGGAAAAATAAGATTATTCAATTACGCCAGTGGAAAAATATACGCTGGTTTGTATCCCTATATTGTTAATTGGTGTAAAGACAATCAAGTACAAGTTGTTGATGGTACTAAGATCAAAGATACAAATATAGATGATAATAAAATAGATCAATTCATAAAAGCTTTAAAAATTCCATTAGATATTAGAGATTATCAGAAAGAGGCCTTTGTTCATTCTATTAAAAAGAATAGATGTTTACTAGTATCTCCCACAGCTTCTGGTAAATCACTTATCATATACTTAATGTTAATCTTTAATTTACTAAGATTAAAAGAAAGTAAACAAAACAAAATTTTAATTATTGTACCTACTACATCATTAGTGGAACAGTTGTTTAAAGACTTTAAAGACTATGGATATAATAGTGAAAGAAATGTACATAGAATTTATCAAGGCCACGAAAAAGATACAAATAAAAGAGTTGTAATAACTACTTGGCAATCAGTATATAATCTACCTAAAAAATGGTTTTCTGATTTTGGTATGGTAGTAGGTGATGAAGCTCATTTATTTAAGGCGGTTTCTTTGACTAAAATAATGTCTAAATTGACTAGATGTAAGTATAGAGTAGGCCTTACAGGTACTTTAGATGGTACTAAAACACATAAGTTAGTATTAGAAGGCCTTTTTGGTACTGTGAATAAAGTTGTATCTACAAGTGAATTACAAGAGAATAAACAGTTAGCTGATTTAAAAATATTCTGTTTAATATTACAACACGATCAAACGGCCAGACACTTTCTAAAAGATAAGACTTATCAGGAAGAAATGGACTACTTAGTTTCAAACGAGAAAAGGAATAAATATATAAGGAATCTTTGTTTGTCTTTACAAGGCAATTCTTTATGTTTATTTCAATATGTCGAAAAACACGGTGAATTGTTAAAGAAACTAATAGAAGATAAGGCACAGGATAAAAAAGTGTTTTATGTTCACGGAGGAGTTGAGGCAGATGAAAGAGAAAAAATACGTTTCATTACCGAAAAATCGGATAACGCTATCATTATTGCTAGTTACGGCACTTTTTCTACTGGTGTTAATATTAGGAATTTACATAACATTATTTTTGCTAGCCCTTCAAAGTCTAGGATTAGGAATCTTCAAAGTATTGGCCGTGGTCTTCGGTTAAAAGATAATGACTCATCAGCTACTTTATATGATATTGCTGATGATATTTCTTATAATGGTAAAGAAAATTATACTTTAGCTCATTTTAGAGAAAGGATAAATATTTACAATGGAGAAGATTTTAATTATGAAATTCATAACGTGGAACTAAAGTAATATGAATCAAACAAAAACAATTTCAATTACAGGCGTAAAGGTTATTAAACTAGACAATGGTGACGATATAGTTTGTGCTATGCCAAAAGATCAATTACCAGAAAAATCTGGTTTGATTCGTTTAGTAAAACCATTACAGATTAAGTATGTTCCACAACTTACACCTCAAGGAATAAAAGATTATGTTGCTCTAATTAAATGGGCGGCCTATACGAGTGATGAAGTCATAACTATCCCAATAAGAAAGATATTAACTATTACCAATGCCACAAATGAAATGAGTAAGAGTTTTCAACATATGGCAAAAGACTATCAATCACTAGAGGCTCCTAGAAAAGATGATGAATATAAAAGACAGATGTTTAGTGACGAAGATAACGAGAGAATTAATGAGATATTTGATGAGTTTTCTGACAGTATGGATAAAAAGACAATCCATTAACCTGGAGTATCCATTTATCATCCCGCTACACGCTCCATTATACACACAAAGTTTTAAAAGTCAATGCTAATATGAAAAGAATATAATAAAAAAAAACTGAATTTTTTTAAACAAAAATATACGATTAACATTGACATTTTAAACAAAATATAGTATATTATATATTATGACAAGAACAAAAAAGAAAAGCGAACATTACGTTAATAACGCCGATTTTCTAGCAGCTATGAAAGACTATAGAAAAATAGTTACTCAAGCTAAAAAAGAAAACAAACCAAAACCTCCAGTTACAGATTATATAGGAAGTTGTTTCCTTAAAATAGCAAATCACTTATCTTATAGACCTAATTTTATTAACTATACTTTTAGGGACGATATGATTAGTGATGGTATTGAAAACTGTTTACAATATTTGGACAATTTCAATCCATCAAAGTCAAACAATCCATTTGCTTATTTTACACAGATAATTTATTACGCCTTTGTTAGAAGAATACAAAAAGAAAAGAAACAAACAACCATTAAACACAAACTAATAATGGATAATAATTTAGATGATATGACACTACAACCTGGAGAAGATAGAGATTTTAGAAACCAATTTAGAGAATTTTTACAAAAGAATACAAGAATTGAGGAACCTGTAAAAAAAGAAAAGAAGACAAGAAAAAGAAAACAAACGGTTACTAAATTTTTCGGCTAGATTATGAAAATTGCTTTACTAAACGATACCCATTTTGGGTGTAGGAATGATTCACCAGCATTTATTAATTACCATAATAAATTCTATGATGATATATTTTTTCCATATCTTATACAAAATAATATCAAAACACTTGTACACCTAGGCGATGTCGTTGATAGAAGAAAGTTTATTAATCATAATACAGCTCACAACTTTAGAATTAAGTTTTGGGATAGATTAGATGATTTAAAAATTGACACACATATTATAATTGGTAACCACGATACTTATTATAAGAATACAAATGAGGTCAATGCTTTAGAAAATCTAAACATATCAGATAATGCTACAATCTACACAAAGCCACGTGAGGTAGAATTTGATGGTGTTAAAATACAATTTCTTCCTTGGATATGTGACGACAATTACGAAGAATCAATACACGCTATAGATCATTCAAATGCCGATATATGTTTTGGCCATTTAGAAATAAAAGGTTTTGAAATGCACGGCGGACATATGAATGAACACGGACTTGAAAGAGAACAGTTTAGAAGATTTGAAAAGGTATTATCTGGTCACTTTCATAAAAAATCAGATGATGGTCACATCTTTTATCTAGGAACACAATATCAAATTATGTGGTCTGATTATAATTGTCCAAAAGGATTTCATATATTTGATACAGACACAAGAGAACTAGAAAGAATTGAAAATCCTCATATCATATTTAAGAAGTTTATATATGATGATAAGAAATATAGTTATTCAAATCACAACATACAAGGCTATGATAACTGTTTTGTTAAATTGTTTGTATCACAAAAGACAAATGAAGAAATGTATAATAAACTTGTTGAAAGATTTTATAATGAAATCAATGTACACGAGTTGGTGATTGTTGAAGACCCTACGGATATAAGATCAACAGTTAGAGGTGACATATTAGAACAAGGTGAAGATACACTAACATTTTTAGGAAACTACATAGATCAAGTTGATAGTGAACTAGATAAGAAAAAACTAAAAGAGTTTGCTAAAGAACTTTATGTGGAGGCTAGTGAATGAGTAAAATAACAAATGTAAAATCTACTCATATGAATTGGGGTCCTTATGTTATGAAAACAACTGTACCTGATTATATCATAAAGAAATTAAAAGTCGAAGGTAAGAAAGCAAAAGAAAGTTACAATCACGCTTTGGCTGGCCACTTAGATAATCAATTTTTATATCCAAAAAATGTACAAGAGTGGTTTTATAATGAGATACACCCTATCATACAAGCATACAGAAATGGACATTGTAAGTTTCACGGTATAGAAGAATTAAATGTAGATTTAGGAGCAGATGATTTATGGGTTAATTTTATGGAGGCTGGTGACTTTAATCCTGTACATACACACGGTGGTGATTATTCATTTGTTTTATTTTTAGACATACCAAAACAATTAAAAAAAGAACAAGAAGATTTTAAAGGCACATCATCAAAACCAGGTTCTTTAATGTTTGAATACACACAACAAGCAAGGCCTCGTTGGGCAACTACTGGCACGGCCATTAGACCAGAAACAGGTGATATGTATATATTTCCTGCTCTATTACAACATTGGGTCTGTCCATTCAAATCTAAAGTAACTAGAATAAGTGTGTCAGGCAATTTAAGAATTTTAAACAAAGATAAATTACCACGTGATTACTTTTAAGAAGATAAAATATAAAAACTTTCTTTCTACTGGCAATACACCAATAGAAATAAAACTCAATAGCTCAAACACAACTTTGATTGTAGGCAGTAATGGTAGTGGCAAATCTACACTATTAGACGCCTTGTGTTTTGTGTTATTCAATAGGCCTTTCAGAATAATTAAAAAAGAACAAATGGTCAACACCATCAATAATGGTGATTGTATGATAGAAGTTGAATTTGATATAGGTACAAAGAACTACAAAATTATAAGAGGTATCAAACCAAACATTTTTGAGATATATCAAAATGGACAATTGATTAATCAGGAGGCCTCAAACATAGATTATCAAAAATATCTGGAAAATAATATAATGAGATTAAACTACAGATCGTTTTTACAGGTTGTATTATTAGGTTCTTCATCATACGAACCTTTTATGAAAATGAAACCAAGATATAGACGAGAAGTAGTTGAAGAAATATTAGACATTAGGGTATTTGGCCTTATGGACCTTATATTGAGACCTCAACAATCAGAATTAAGTAAAAAAGTAATAGATTTAAGACACCAATGTGATCTAATAGAACAAAAGTATCATACTGAACAAAAACACTATAATGCTATTTCCCAGTTAAACCTGAACGACCTGGAGGGTAAAAAACAGACTTTAGAGAAGAATAGTAATGCTTCTTATGAATACCACAGAAAGATAGAACAAATCAATATAGACTTAGAACTATATGAAAGTCAGATAAAAAACAAAGATAACGAAAAGTTAAAACTCAATAAGTTATCAAAATTAGAAGCTAAGATAGAACAAAACTTAAACACACATCAAAAGAGTTTAGAGTTTTTCCAAGAAAACGATAATTGTCCTACTTGTACTCAACCTATTAATCCAGAGTTTAGAGGTGAAAAGATGGCCTATGAAAAAAGTAAACTAGAAACCTTAAATGATGGTATGAAAAAATTGATAGAAGAAATATCTAAACAAGAAGAACTAATATCTAGTATGGAAAAAATATCAAAAAAGATGTATGAAATGAATGTAGATGTTTCAAAACTACAGACTTCTATTGAAGAACTTAATAAGTATTCAAATAATATACACGAAGAAATAAAATCTTTAGAAAATAAACAAACAGATGGTAAAGATATTGAAAGACAACTAGAACAGTTAAAGGTTGATTTAGAAAATACCAAAGTTGAAAGAGATAAAATCATAGAACAAAAAGGTTATGTAGATGTATTAAGAGAAATATTAAATGATAAGGGAGCCAAAGCACAAATTATCAAAAAATATTTACCTATAATGAATACACTTATTAATCAATATCTACAATCTATGGATTTCTTTATATCGTTTCATTTAGATGAGGAGTTTAATGAAACAGTTAAATCCAGATTTAGAGATACTTTTAATTATAACAACTTTAGTGAAGGCGAAAAAATGAGAATAGATTTGGCCTTACTATTTACTTGGCGACAAATAGCTAAAATGAAAAATAGTGTAAATACAAATTTACTTGTATTAGATGAAATATTTGATTCAAGTTTAGATGGACAAGGAACAGATGATTTCTTTAAAATCATTAAAACAATGACCAAAGAAAACATCTTTATTATATCCCATAAAGGAGATATAATGTTTGATAAGTTTACAGATATAGTTAAGTTTGAAAAATACAAAAATTTTACAAGACTACAACAAACATAGGAGATAAAATGAGTGAGAAAAAAGAACTGAAATTAATACCACCAAATGATCCTAGGGTATTAACAGCAATTGCTCCTTTTCAGGACGATATGCTAAAAGAAGAAGGATTTAAAGACAGAAAAGAACTGTCTGAGGAAATGTTTTCTTTGATGAGAAAATATGGCGGTATTGGATTATCAGCTAATCAGGTAGGTTTACCTTTCAATGTTTTTGTAATGGGAGACCACCCACAGTTAGAAAATGGTTTAAAGATGACTTGTTTTAATCCTATGATTATTTCAGCTAGTGAGGAAAAAGTAACTATGAAAGAGGGTTGTTTAACTTTTCCTTTTGTGTTTTTATCTATCACTAGACCACGTAAAGTTGTAGTTAAATACGAAGAT